GCGAGTATGAGAGTCACTATGCCAACCCACAAGACAAACACCCTCTCACGGGCCAGGATTTATTACCCCACTACTCCACCTCCATAGTCGACGCATGGCGGGTGGTGGAGAAGATAGAGGGGCAGGTGTTGATAGACCGCACGATTAGCGGTAAGTGGGTTTGCGAGATTATTTGGGGCATGAGATATACCTATGTGGCTGAAGCTGACACCGCACCTATGGCGATATGTTTGGCCGCATTGAAGGCGGTAGGATATGAAGATTGAATTTGATGACAAGTTTGGCGACCATCGCACTATATGCTATCTTGAAGAAGAGTTGCCAAATGCAGACCCCAGAGCGGTAATTGCCGCTTTTTATGGGTTGATGGATTACACCGAAGCAGAGCGAGAGACGCTATTCGCTACAATCAAGGTTATAGATGATGAGTCAATCAAAATGCGTGGTATGCGGGAGGAAGATAACCTATAGATTCACGCTATGCAGAATTTGTGAGAAGGAATACGGCAAGCGCAAAGCAGACTGGCCCCCCTGGTTAGTCTATCTGGCGCAAGAGCAGTGGAAAACTCGCAAGCGCCAGCAGCGCAACCCCGATAGAGAACTCCCCTTTTCAGATTTTAGCTCCGATTTTATAGAGAATATCTCGCATATAGACGACAAAGATAAAGATAGATTTATGTAAATGTCCTGTAGTATATAGAGGGACTATACCCTTCTGTTTTGCATGTCAACATACCCCCTGGCATCCTCGGTAAGAGCATGTCAGTGAACAATCTGCATGATTCCCCTTATATGGCTAATCCTGATGATGATGAGCGCATTCGTGCTTACGGGCTTTGTATATGATGATGATACACAGTCGTTTCGGCGCGTATAACTATGTTACAAGCTAGGCATTGGCAAGATAAGACTAATGGCAGATCCGGTCCAGGTGGACGGCCAACCAAGTACACTCCAGAGCGAGTATCACTGCTTCTGGAGCGCATTGAGTCCGGGATGTCTATCAAAGGCGCTTGCCTATCCGTTGGTATTGGCCAGTCTACTTTTTACGATTGGCGCAGCCAGTATTCGGAATTTGCGGAACAGGTGGACAAAGCCGTTGCAAAAGCTGAATATACATGGGTAGGCTGGGCGGTCAGGGCGAAGGATTACAAGTTCCTGCTGCCAAAGCGGTTCCGCGGGGATTGGGGCGATAAACTAGAGGTAAGCGGTGGCGACCAGCCAATTACAATCAGGGTTGAATACTCGGACAATCTCATTGTTCCCACCACATCCGGCGCAGCGAGAGGTTATCAGTCAAGCGGCGCTTTACAACGTCCTATCGAACGGGCGGAGGTGGGGGAAAACGGTTCTGGGGATTGACCGAGCGACACCGTTCCTGGTAGAGGGCTATCCCGTAGCCTGGTATGCTCCAACTTACAAAATCCTGAATGACGCATGGCGGGACGTAAAGGTAGCATGGCAGCCCGTCATTGCACGCAAAAACGAGCAGGAGAAGCGCATCGAGACTATCTCTGGTGGCAGTATTGATTTCTGGTCGCTGGAGGATCCCGATGCCAGCCGTGGGCGCAAGTATGCTCAGGCAATAGTAGACGAGGCGGCCCATGCCCGTCACCTGGAATACGCATGGGAGAATGTGATTGGTCCGGCGCTGCTGGACTATGGCGGGGGCGCGTGGTTCTTTTCTACGCCGGACGGCAAGAATTATTTTTACAAGTTATACCAGAGGGGGCAGGATCCCCTCTATCCAGATTGGGCGAGCTGGTCATTTCCTACCAGCTCCAATCCATACATCAACCCTGAATTTATCGAGCAGATGCGCCGAGAGCTTCCTGAGCGGGTATTCCGCCAGGAGTATCTAGGGGAGTTCATCGAAGGCGCAGGGGCAGTATTCCGCAAGATACGAGAGGCGCTGTATGACCCGGATCCCAGAGCCCATAAGAACCACAACATCTACATTGGAGTGGACTGGGGAAAGCACCAGGACTTCACCGCAATATCCGTTTTCTGCGGCAACTGCAACGCAGAGATTGCCCACGATAGATTCAACCAAATTGACTACATCATTCAGCGCGACAGATTACGGGCCATTGCCCAGCACTACGGAGCCCAGCTCCTACTTGTCGAGCGCAATGCGGCAGAGGCAAACGTTGAGATGCTGCAAGCGGACGGATTGCCGGTGCAAGCATTCGACACCACCGCTACCAGTAAGCCGTTATTGGTTCGCAATCTTGCAACGGCGCTGGAGAAGGGTGAGGTCAGGCTGATTGATGCCCCTGTATGGACCGCCGAACTGGAAGCGTTCGAACAAAAGGTAAATCCCAACACCGGGCGCAGCACATACGCCGCACCGGAGGGGATGCATGACGACACCGTTATTGCGAGGTGCTTGGCATGGGAGGCCGCCACCAGTGGCGGTGTAACCGTGGAGCTTATATGAAACAATTAGACGGATTACTAGTAGGCGGCGAGTTCATCAAGATTGGAGACAATACCAAAGCAGTTACCCTTCCCGCCTGGGCGCGGGAATGGATGGAGCAGGAGGGCGGAGCCACAGAAGCGCAGCTATACAAGAAGTCCCCGTGGGCCAACCGCTGCATCGGTGTTCGCATGGATACCATTGCGGGCATTCCGTGGGAGATTCAAAGGCGTGTAATTGTGGAGGGTGACGAGGCATGGCGAGCTGTGCCGGACAATCATCCGCTGGTGCTGGCGCTCAGGAATGTAGATAACGAATATAACTGGATAGACCTGGCCAAAGCCACCGAAGGAGATACGCTGATTTACGGCGTGGCGTACTGGCTGAAGATAGGGCGCAATAGATTATCCGCAATCAGGCGGCTCAATCCATCCACCATCAAAATAGTGGCCGGTCCTGCTGGTATCAAAGAGTTCGTGCAGCAGCTACCCAATCAGAACGAGATACGATACCCTAGGGAGTTTGTCGTATATTTCCGTGATTATGACCCGGTAAACGACCTGGGCGGGCTGTCCCGTGTAAGGGTGGCGCAGCGTGCGATTGAAGTAGATTACTTTGCAGACCGCTTTGTGAAGGCATTCTTTGAGAACTATGCCATTCCGGCAGCCCTTATTACTACTGACCAGAAGCTACAGCCGTCAGACCAGAACAGGCTACGGGATGCGTTTCGTCGTTTCTTCAGGGGAACAGAGAACGCACATAAGGCGATGGTAGTGGACAGCGGCCTGAAAGTAGAGCAGCTATCCTATCCACTGGAGCAGCTGGCGCTGGAAACGGTACGAGAAGAGGCAAGGCGCTCGATATGCACCACGTTTGGAGTTCCCCCTATTATTGCGGGCGCATGGGAAGCGGCCAACTACGCTACAGCGGACGAGGCCAGGCAATCTCTATACACCGAGACTATTCTGCCAAAGGCGCATTACATGGCCTCGGTCATCAATTCAGAATTAGTATGGCCCATATACGGCGAGGGCATACGGTTTGCCTGGAAAGAGGACGAGCTGGACGTATTGCAGCCAGACCAGAAGTCAGAGGCCGAGCGGTACACCATGCTGGTATCCGGCGGGATTATCACCCATGAGGCGGCAGCCGCACGTATGGGATTCACCGAGGACGAGGTAGGCGAAGGGCGACAGGCCCCGCCATCCTTTGAGCCCAGAGACAAAGAAGAGGATGAGGACGAGGAAGAGGAAGAGGAAATGCCGCCCCGCAGGCGCAAGAGCCCGCTGCAAATAGACCTTGAGAAATGGTGCAGAAAATCCATCAATCGAGTGAAGGCGGGCAAATCGGCAGATGTGGAGTTCGAGAGCGAGCATATTCCGCTGGCGCTGGAAATGGCCATACTCGGATCCCTGGAAGATGCGGCCACGGCGGATGAGGTAAAGGCGATATTTGACAGCTCCCTGGATTATGAGCTGATGCCATTCACCCATAAGGCGCAGGCGCAGCCCATCGAGGTGAACGTGGATGCCCGGACTTCTATAGACCCTCCTGATATTCACATCGAAAACAAAAACATATTACCGGAACAGGAACCGCCCGATGTAAGCGTGCAGATAGACAACCAGGTAGAAACGCCCGAGGTGCATGTGCATCCTGAGGTCAAGGCCCCGGATGTTACGGTAGAGCAGGGCGAGAACATCATCAATGTGGATGTGGACGTGCCCAAGATGCGGCGCAGCAAGGAATCGCAGAAGGTAGACCGTGACAAGCAAGGCATGTTGAAGGGGAGCGAATCCGTCACCGAATACGAGTATGACGAATAGATATATTCGATTGGGTGAGTGCAACCTGTGTGGAGTATGCTGCGAGAATGAGGATTGCGAATACTTTGTTGACCGCAAGTGTGCTATATGGGGCAGCCCGGACATGCCGCTCAAGTGCGTGCTGTGGCCTGAAGTACCACCAATCAAGATACCTGAGTGCGGCTTCTTCTTCTGGGATACACAGGAAGAGCGAACGGTGAAATACGGGGATAAGGTATGACGATTGCAGGATACAACTATACCAGGATACATAGTTGCGATGACCTGGTAGATACCGATACTGCCTGCTCCAACGATGCCACCTCCAACGATACGGGCGACTTCAAGGAAGGAATTGCATCCTGCTATTGGACACTCAACGCCACGGGTGAACAGGCTACATTCGAGCCCGCAGCGGCATTAGACCTGAGCGCTTCTCCTGTACGGTTCTGGGGATTGTTTTCTCAAGGCGGCCTGCTGGAAAATGCTTCTGATGGCGGCATTCAGTTCTGGGCTGCCGATGGTGCGAATACGGGCAAGTGGTACCTGGACGGCAAGGATACCTACTCCGGCGGCTGGAAGAACTTCGTTATAGATTTAGGGCAGACGGTAGACGAGGGCTCGCAACCTTCCGATTCTGCCATTACATCCCTGGGCGTAGAGGTGCATCTGAGCGCTGGCGCAAAGAATGTGCCCAACACCTGGATAGACCACTTGTGGTACGGGGATGGGCTGCTCGTATCGTCTGACAATGCCGGATCTCCCTATACCCTTGCAGACATCATGGCGGCAGAGAATACGCCCGCTACCGGTGGATGGGGCGTACTGACCAGGTTCGGCGGGCAATACTACTGCATTGGCGAGCTGAGATTTGCAGAGGCTAACTTCCAGGCGAAGTCATCCGTATTGGTATTCGAGGACAGGCCCGTATCCACGGACCTGATGGGGATAACGGTAGTTGATAGTGACGGCACAAGTGAGTTCCAGTTAGGCGCAAGGTCAGGAGATGCAGGCATTGAGGGCTGCGTGGTGCGGGTGGCGGATCCAGCGCAAACGCCTAAATTCTTTTTCGAGGCGGGCGATTCGGACCTTACCAGGTTCGGGCTATACGGTACTACCCTGTTTGACGCTGAGGTAGTCAATTTACCGGATGTCAACTCAACAGATGTGCAGGTACTCAACTCATCCTTTGAGACTTCCGGCGAGGTAGTAATCAATTTTACGGAAGTCCTAAATTCTAACTTCATTTCTGCTAACAGTAGAGGGGTGCGGATTTCTGACAGCGACTTCAATATGGAGGACTGTCGCATTATCTCATGCCCCATCGGCATTCATTATCCAAACAGCGGCTCATATACGGCAGACGGCTTGATATTCACTGGCTGCTCGGATGATGTGGAGTTCTCGGCCAATGGCTCGGATGCGGCCCTGGTAATCAACGCAGCGGATGGGGCCAATCCCAATACATATATCGTTACGGGTACTGCCGATTCCGACAGCGTAACAATCAATAACCCGATATTCCATACACTCACCGGAGTAGCAGAGGGGAGCGAGGTAACGTATGCCAGGACTAATGAGACAGAGTTATATCATGTAGAGTCATCCTCCACAGATGGACAGGTGCAGTATTCGTATAACTACACCAGCGACATTCCATTTTACATCACAATCTACCATCTGGGGTACGAGCCCTACCTAATCGACAATCAAACGCTGGGCAGCGTGGACGCTACTGTCCCGGTCCAGCAATCAACAGACCCAAATTACAGTAACCCATAGAGGGAAAGAATATGGCAAAAATAGTTGACCCTGATTCACTTAATCAAAACACCGAAGTATATATCTATACGGACGTGAAGGCCATTCAGCTTGTAGAAGCTGGCAACCTGAGCGACACGGACCCCGGCGCAGAATCGGGCGTAACCGGTCAGGCTTTGTACTCATTCCTGAAGGAGGAGTGGCAGAGCGACAGTGACCTGAACGTGCTGAAGTTCCCCATCAAGATGATCTATGAGGCCCAGTTCGAGTTTCAAAATGACTGGCTTCTGGGAGACTCGGACGGAACCAAGGACGCTCAGTCCATTGACCTTATCCGGGATGCAGGCTTTCGAGTAGCCAATAACAATGAGAACTATGCGGTCATCGTATCGCTCGGTTCTTTTGCTACCGATGTAGATCTTGCATACTATCAGCAGGTGCAGGGCTTTGACCAGCCTACCACGGACTTTGACAAGTCAGGCGAGATCAATGAGCCTGTGCTGATTTCAGACTCGGATAATGACCTCACCGGATACCTGAAGTTATTCTTGCGGGAGTATGCCAAGCTCTATGATGAGTACAACCTGCTGGACGAGCAGGGCCTTTCATCGCTGACTTATGCAGCTTACAAGCTGCCGCTGGCGAATGAAGCGGATATTAACGTATCCACCGTGGACTCTGACATCGAGGCAGACTCAGACCTGGCAACCATGACGATTGACTATATCACCGGCAATCTGTTTGCAACGCATGACCCGGCCTCTGATTATGTGACGCTGGATGTTGTATATGCTACGGATGCCGATGCGGGGGACCGCTGGTATAGGGCGGATACGGACATTTCCAATACATCCGACAATCCATCAACTGATGCCAATTGGGTAGCGTACCCCGGAGAAAAGCAGGTTGGTACAGCCTATTATGCCTACAATCGCATAATTGACTTCAAGAATATCGCCAAAGAAGACCCGTACCAGTGGGTGCAGTGGCAGCTCCGGCTGGACACTGACATCAACGATAACGTGGCTTGCGACTCGTATGGTACGGTCAATGGCAACGTGGCAAAGGATATGCTGTACTGGGTGGGCGACAAGCTCACAACCAGGCCGGGCGTATTCATCGCCAATCACAACGCCAATGACCAGAATGACATCGACCTGTACGACATCACGGTAGATGGCGGCGGGCTCGATACGGACGGAGTGGCGCTTACTTCTACCAAGCGGCAGTACCCATTCGTTGCAGCGGGCAACATGGTATTTTCTACCAACCTGGTTGCAGACTGTGATGCGGTGTACTGGATGTACTTTGAGACGGCGGCCTTTGGTAACTACAACTCATCTGATGCGGTGCTGGTGAAAGATCAGAATGGATCCGACATAACCGGCTCTATCACGGCCCAGAACATATCGTTTACGTTTGACTATGACTATGCTACGGACGGCGGCAGAACGCCGGGCAGTGATGCTCCTGTAGCGGTGGCAGCAATGGGGCTGGACTCGGCTGAGTGGGTGGATGCCACGTTTACCATAACGCGGGCTACGGGACTCAGTTTCCCGGTCAACGCGGCAGATGAGCGCAACTACTCGAATCCATAATGGCGAAACAATACGAAACATTACCTAGGCGGAAGGTGCGGTACTGGCTGTTCCGGTTCCGCACCGAAGCCGAGGGCGGCCCAAAGGCTACGGGTGCGCCGCGGGGGATGCGTAAGTATTTTGAGGAGCAGGAGGGCTTCGGCGGCTGGATTGACTTTGCCGTGACCTGGGATGTAAACCCGGAGGAGCCTTTACAGATAGTCCCGCGGCGTTTCAGTGTTTGGGAGGAGTGGGATGCCACACTAAACATGGTGCTGCGGGATATGCCAGGAGTGGATACGAGTGGGAGCGAAGCTGACGTTTTATGAGTCAACCAAGCTAATAATACCCGATGGACCGCCGGACAGCGACAACCGCATAACAATAGATGCGAAAGTGGATCTGTATTCCGATGGAAAAGAGGATTGGGCTACTGATGGCGAATTGCGGAAATTCAAGTTCCCAATCGAGGCCATCGGTGGACAGGTGTTATCAGCGGGAACTCTTAAGCCAGTGTTTGTCCTCAGTGAGGGGTGGCACTTCAGACCCTACGAGGGCGACCATGAGTTCATCATAGATGGATACGTCTATACAGATGATGGCTCAGAGCTGGTGCAGGATGTGGTTGGCTCATACAAAGTAACCGTTAGAGCGCCGGACATCCCGGCAGACCCGCTGACGATTGTTGACGGTGCGCTAACAGATGAACAGTCAACGCAGCTCGCCAATATCCTGAAGTCCATTACCAATAAGGAAACGCTGGACTCGGATGGGGTGTATATCCTCTATGACGATGATGGGGCGACACCACTCTACACTCGGACCATCACGGACAAGGATGACGCTACTATCACCCTGGACACCGGAACGCCAGCACGTAGAACGGCGGCCTCCTGATGGACAAGAAAGGCTTAGGCGTACACGGCGGGCTTGTATCTGCGCTGGGCTGGTTCCTGGGGCTGATTACGCCAGAGCCGGAGCCAGAGGAAGAGGATACCTTTCCGTGGGGCAAGCAGGCCGAGATAGAAGCGGCATTTATGATGGAGCGCCGCAGAAGGCTGATGGATGAAGAGGAGTTCTCGATACTGTAATGCCTATAGAACCTACGGAATACGGGCGCAGCCAGTTTATAAGACTATGGGCAAGATTG